CTTTGACTTCTTCAAAAATATTTTCACTATTAAGAACAGGTTCTATTTTTGTATGTAGATCTTGGACATCAGTGAAAATATCCTTCATATGCCTTACCACATTTGAGCTCATTTCTCTTCCTTGACTTCTTGAAAAAGAATCTTGTGTAAAATCAAGCATAGTTTGCAAATAGTCCTCAGCTCCTGCTCTAATAAAGTTAAGAAAGTTAACTTTTCCACCGTTTACTTGGCTTTTAATACCTCTATGCTTGTCAGCCCCTTCTACATCTTTAAAAGTAGCTATTTGCTTTTGGTTTACGGGTATTTGATTTCCTGAGAAATTAACTATTCCAAATTTTTCTTCAGCATCAAGCTTTGCTAAATCTTCAGAAGCATAAAGGAAAATTCCATCTTGATTTTTAAAATCACCTTTCTCCATATCACCAGTTCTTAAATAGTCAGTATAGTTTAAATCATCTTTAGAACTCAATTCCAAAGGTTTTCTTAGATGAAAAACGATTCCTGCTAATAATTGTCTTACATCTGTTGTATCGACTTTTTGCCCACTAAAACTCCAACCATTTGGATCATTATCCATCTGGTTCATTAAATCGAATAAAGCGTATTCCTGTAAAGACTTACAGGCTAATTCCAAGTCTACTTCACCATAATTTGTGATAACATCTATAGCTTGTTGGATGTCCTGAACTTTTCCTTTAGCGTAGTAAGCTGCTTGTGCCATTAATTCTCTAGCCTTTTCAGGATTTCTACTAACAAGACCTGTAGCACCTACTAAAAACTCCCCTAGAGTCCCTACTAAATCATAATATTTTTCTCTTTTAGCATCTTCCACAGTAGCTGTAAGAATTTTATTTGGAGTAAGAATTCTGTTACTTTTAGTGTACTCTGGCACAATATCGGGGTATTCTAAAGCAGGATCTTCAGAAAATCTTTTTATAATTTCTTTAGAGAGAGTATTGTTATGCATAGTCATTCTATTTCCGTTACTTAGAGTAATAAAAATAGTTTTTCCATCTGTTTGAACCATGCTTGTAAGTTCGTCATAATCTTGTGAAACTAATTGATCTTTATGATTAATAAACTTGTCTAATAAAGAGAAACTTTTAATAATATTATTATTCATATTCTCTTCAATTTCATCAATAGTGAGCTCTCCCATTCTGAACATATAGTTGGTATAATCATTGACCATTCTCTTTAAAGAAATCTTATTAGCCCAATCTTCTCTAGGATTTTCAGAATCCCATTTTTCAAGAGGTCTAGGCTCTATAAACCCTCTTACTTTAGTGAACTCAGCTTGAGGATTATCAATAAGCCTAACTCCTGGTAAATCCCATAAAGTTCCGTCTTTAGAGATGCTTTCATCTATAAACTTATTTTCAGCATTTTTTCTAATTATATCAATTCTAGGTTGATCTTCCGGCCTAACTCTATCCGCTGCCAAAGTTGGCATTCCACCTTCTTCTTCTGATTGTAGATAATTTTTATCCCCATGCTCGGGGTCTTGAGACATTCCTAAGGCACGGTAATCAGAGGTTAGGTCTAGGTCCCCCTCAGACGTGCCCTCGGGGTGCATCATGTCATATGTTGCAAAATCTGCATCAGTTCCCCCTTGTTTTAAAAGCTCCTGATACTGCCCTGAAAGACGGCCTGCTTGATCCTTAGGCATGTAGTGAGTACCACCAGATTGAGACTGCCAGAACAGATGATTAGAGCCGTGTGGAGAATAAATTTTATAGGGAGTTGGAACTCCTTCTAATCCTCCTCCAGAGATTTTATCTTGGATAGAGGTTTCAACGTCTTCTGGAGTCCATTTTTCTCCACCAGAAGATAAATCCCCTAACCATTTTCTTTTAGCCCTGGCTTCGTCTTCTGGAGATGCAAATTCTGCTACTTCTTTTAAAAGGGTAAAAAGGTCTGATTTAAATTCCATGAGTCTTTATTTGATTCTTCCTCATTATATCTACTCAAAAACCCACCTCTACATGCATTAAAAAAATCAGATACATCGTCACCTAAATCTTTTATACAATTTGTGCACAAAAACTCAAAAGGATATCCCGGAGAAGGAATCATATTAATATTATGATCCCTACAAAGAGGAAAAATTGAATTTGAAAGTAACTTATTCATAATTTATTATAGAAAAAACAATAGAGGAAGTAAAAAATTACTTCCTCTATTATATCTTTTTAATTTACGTTATAAGGATTAAGTATCTAATCCAGCTTCTTGGGTTACGAAGTCATATCTCAAGGTAACATCGATAGTATGGAATTCGTTCTCACCGTAGGTGAAATCATTAACTTTCCACATTTTAGGGTAAGCAGCGAACAAGTGAACATGCTTAACCGGGAAGCCTGTGTTGTCTAATTGGAATAACTTAATATTTCTTTTAAAGGTTCCAGCACCTTGTAGGAAACCAGGAGTAAAAATTCCATGAACAGGATCATAAACACTTGAAAACCAATCAAAAAGTTGTTCAGCAACTTGACCTTTCACTAAGTTATCAAAAGTGATTGTAACTTCTTCAGGAGCTACAAGACCAGGGTAGAAGAACCTATCGTTCACTCTATGAACAACAATATCCTCTGAAGTTAATTGGATTGGTGTAACATTCTTAGCAGCTAGAGTTAAAGCACTTTTATCTCCTGAAAGACCGGTTTCAATTTCGACCTCCCATTGATACTTACGATATGATTCTAGCGCGTGGGATAATCCAGGAGTCTTGCCAAGGACAAGTGTCCTGTTAGTTTGTGTAGCATAGTAGGCGTTAGCGATTGTTCTTTTCTCCTCTTTATATTATATAGCAATTACATCAAATTTGTTAGATTGACGCACTTTGACTGGTGATATTAACTTCGAAGATAATGATCTCTGCAGTCTTTGTAGGTTTAATTCTGACTTGACACCAAAGTTCGTTTCTGTCAATTCTTAAAGGCGTATTAGTAGTTTCGTCACAGACAACTTTGAAGTCAGTGATTCCTCTTCGACGAGTAATATCATCAAGGAGAGGGTTAATAGTATCTGTAACTCTAGTCCAAGTCAAAGGGTCATTAGGTTCGAATACAAATGTTTGGGTAGCTGCAAGTATTGTCTTTCTCAAAAGAATCATCATTCTTCTGACGTTAATTCTATCAAGGGCACTTGGAGCTCTTTGAGCAGTTCTTTGACCATAGATTACGATACCGTCAGGAACAAATTTAGAAATTGGATTAATAACGTTTCCCCCAGAGTAAAGAACTTGTCTATCTCCGGCATTTAGGATATATTGAACATCTAAAGGCTTAGTTAGGCGACCTCTAACAACTCCGGCAGGCGCAAACCAAGGGTCACTAACGCTATCAGTGTGGCACATAGTAGCTATGGCATAAACATCAGGAGTCACAAAAGAAGTTACCCCGTCAAAAGTGTTAAAGATTTGAAGCCAAGGGTAGTATATTGCAGCAAAAGAAGAATTAAGAGAATTTGTTCTCAGACTTCCTGTTCCATTGTGCCACGATACTGCTTCTTGTGGAGTTAAACTCTCAGGAGGATTTATTATTGCTAAAAAAGCCTCAGTGGATTCTGCTAAGGAGACTAAATCGTTTTGAATTGTTTGATTACTTACTCCCGGGATACATGCCATAGAGATATTCAAAGAATCATCTTGAAGAGCGTAGATACCTGTTCTATTAGCTGAGTGAGCAGCTCCTGTGTAGGAACTTACCTGCTTGGATAAATCATCCCCATTAGTTCCTCCTGTAAGGCCAGTTTTAGTTCCTGTTTCTGAAGAGATAAGTTTAGGGAAGAAAGGGTTTCCGGAAGTGGCATCCCCTGCTCCATCCTGTAATGCTACTTCGCTATTAGTAAACAACTTGTCAAACCAGCCCGTGAAACCGCTTCTTGAATAAGTGCTTTCAGTAATAGCTGATCCCACAAATGAACCAAGTAACAAATCACTCTTAGTAGTATCCTCGTCACTAGTTAGAATATCTTGAATCCAACTATTGTTAGAGGAAGCTGTAGCTCCGTCCCAATTAAAATCGAAAGCTTCTAAAAAACTTCCGTCATTATAAGACGAGAAAAGTTGTCTTGGCCCTGCTTGGCTAGTAACGGATACTTGTGCTCCAGTTTGGTTCCCTGCAGCATCTGTGCTGGCATTAAAACCAGCCCCCTTGGTTAGTCCTGATATATCGAAAGCAAGCGCGGTGGCACTAATAAGAGTCCCGCTTGCAGTTACGCTACTTGCGAATCCTACGTCTTCTCCAGAGGTTCCTAGAGGTGTAAGAATATTAGAAACTCCATTAGAAGAGGTTACAACAGTACCCGAAGAAATAGCACAATGGACTCTAGAAGAGATACCCGCCGCGAAACCAACAATAGCTGCGGAAGCAGTAGAATTCTCTAGGTCCTCCATAGTGAAAAAGGAGATATCAGATGTTACCCCGTCAGCAGCAGCTCTTAAATTTGTAAGGAAAGCTCCTGCGGTTGCTCCCCCTGCAAAAGTGAAATTAACAGGGTCTGATAATTTTTCGGTTCCTCCTGAATCAATGACTGAGCTTACCTGCATAGCGTAATTATCCTCTGGCGATGTAGGCGCAGCAACCCCTATTCCTGGGCATGATCCCATTCTTAATGAAGCGGTGGCTTGAGTAGCAGATCCGTCAGAAGGACGGATGTAGTACAGAGTGTTAGTTTTTTTTAATATTTCCAGAGCACCTAGAATAGTGTGTTCTCCGTCATTCACTTGATCTGGGCGACCAAAGGTATCGACTAATTGTTTCGCGCTAGTGATTAAAGTAGGCTTATCAATAGGTCCCTTAGACGCGTATCCGATTACGGCAGGAATTGTTGAGCTTATAGAAGGTGCATACTCAGAAAAATCCTGTTCTACAAAATAAACTCCGGGGCTAGTAAACGTAGGCATTTTTATTCCTCTTTATAGTATTACTTGTCATAATTTGCAATTGAAATGAACTGCATTCGAGCCATATTATGTGTCTGACATGTTATCCATGACTCCGGGATAACAATAGTTTGGGAGGGAGCTATAACTATTTCGTCAGATTTCCCGTTTTTGTTAACTAGCAACTTTTTGTGCTGTCTTGTTTTATTACGAATTTCCTTCATCATTTCTAGTAATTACTCGTTCCTAAATATATTTACTACTACCAAATCAATAAACTTATTGATTTTTGAAAGTAAATAATAGATTTTTAATAGCGAGGATCTGCCGAAACAGCGAAATCAGTTAGAAAAAGCTCCTGATTAAACTTTTCAATATGTCCTGTATTAGTAACTAGAAATCTTTCGGCGGGAATATAAGTTTCAATGGAGAAAACAAAGGATCTTTTTACCACTCTGTCTTGTCTATCTCCTAGAATAGTACTTACCGCTTCTTGTCTGTCTGTTACAAAAGCTTGCGCTTGACTATCAAAACTAACAGGAATTTTCAGAGAAGGGTTAAATTTTAACTCTATCTTCTCTGCTAATTGATTTAAATCTTCGATAAATTTACTGTATAAATTAAATTGATAATTGAGTTTAACGGGTTTAGGTAGTAAAGAAACTACCCTTTTATGCCGTTGCTCATTTTTATCAAATATAGTTTCAAAATTAATAAGAGGCTCATATTTTTGTCTTTCTGCTCCTTCTGCAAAGGAGTGTATTGTTAAAGAGGCCAGAGGAAGAATTAAAGATAATTTTTCATTTCTCTTTCCTACGGCTCTCTCTGGAGAGCCGTAAATAGTTGTTACTTCAACTATTTTGCTTTCAGCATTAATATATCTTAAACCAGAAAACATACTCAATAATTGAGACGTGTATTCTCTAGTAAAATCAGATTTGTACCCGGAATCTCTAAGTTCCTTTACAATATTCCTAAAGTAAACAGAAGGTGGTCTTTTATCGTGGGGACCTATCGACGAAGTTTCTATATTGCTCATTTTATATGACCGGGTCTTCTCCCAATCCGCTATTAAGGAATCCGCCTGAACCACCTTCCCCTGTGCCTAGAAATCCTCCTTGATCATCTTTTAAAATAAGAGCTTTAGTAATGGGAAGTATAGGAATTGTTATTCTCATCCAATCGTGATTTTGAGTTGTAGTCAAAGCTCCTCTATTCAGAAATAAAGTTTCTGCTCTTTGGTCAATAGTATTTACTATATCTGAAGAGTCAGGATGTTCCTTTATTACCACATCAAAATTATGTAAATACATACCGGGTCTGAAAACTCCTTCTTTTACCAGATCAGCAGGGCCCATAGTTTGCCTAAACCACGGATAAGCTTCTACAATGACTGACAATCTATGGTTTGCTAATAAAGGATAGAATTCAACTCCCATATGAAATAAATAAGAATTAAGCTCTTTGGCTTTCTCTGGGATGGGTTGTGTAATGTATCCGTTTGTTATAAAAATAGATCTCTCATCCCCTAAGAGAGTTGTATATTTATCCCATAGAGATACTCCTAACATAAAAGGAGCATTTCCTGAAGCATGCAAAAGGACTTCGACCGGACCACATAAAATAGAAGATCCTGCTAAAGTACCCGACTCATACTCTGCAGAAGTACTTGCTATAAGCCCACTTGCTGTTAACTGCGTAGGACCAAAATTATATGTGACAAAACCAGGGTTGTTTAAATCAGGAGTGTTTGCATTTTTTGCAATATCATAATATGCTGATACATCGAAACCAGAAGAAACACTATGATTAATAAAGTAATCTGTTTCTCCTCCGGAAGCAGGGAATGCAGTGGCTAATCTAGAAGTTCCAGAACAAAAATAAACAGAGGAGGTACTTTCTCCTGTAGTAATTCCACTAGAAGTAAAGAGTATTCGTTGGTCTGCTTGTATAGATTCCGGTTCAAGTCCAATGTATTTCCATTTCCACCCCGGATCCAGCTTTAAACTTCCAAAAGGAGCTGAACTTAAATCGTTAGGAAAAACAACATTAGGTTTTACTTTAGCAAGAATAGTATTTTTTTCTAAACTATAAGTTGCAAACCAAGGAGGATAATCAATATTTAATAAATGTTTTCTAAAAAAAACTCTTTCCAATAATTTATATTTTCCCAATTCTCCGGGAACAATAAAAACACCGTGAGCGGGATATCCAAATCTAATGAAAAAATTTCCTTTGTTTAAAGTTCCGTTAGGTCCTTGATCATACACAAATCTTCTATAAAGAACATCTAGAACAGGATTAATATCTATATAAAAATCATTAGGATCTTGAGTATAAAGTAAAGGGACAGTGCTTTCAACTATTAGAGAATCCATCGTCTCGGACCAGTTATAAAAACTAGAAGACTCAGAATCGAAAGAAGTTCCAACATCTCCTGAGAAAATCCCATCAAAATAATCAGCTAAAGAAGACACGCTTAAAATAGCATCAGGGTAATTAGCGTCCCCTGTAGAAGAAGCTCCGACGTTACTAATTTGTCTCCAGATGTCTGGTCTTAACCACATTTTCATTCCAGCTTCCTTTTTTGGAAGAGAACCATCATAAGGTGGAGAACCGGGGGCTCCAGGATATAAAATCCAATCAGGAGTATTTACTCTGTAGTGAGATCTAGCTGCTGTGTGTGGAAAAATATAACCATAATTAACAGCTAACCTATTAAGAGAAGGAGGGACTCCTCCCATCGCGGTGAAAGAAATTTTTGGGAACTTATCGGACGAAGTATAAGTTGTCTTTGTAACTATATCTTTCCATTTGAAATTCTCTATTACTTCCTCAGGTACCGCAGTTTCTGACAATCCATTAGCCATTAAAGAATAAGATCCCCCTTGAGAAAACCCTAACCAAGCAATTTTATTAGGGTTGGCTGCAATAGCGGAAGTCTTACCTGAATATTTATCGATTACAAATCTCATTATTTCATAAATATCCATCTGCTCTCTAAAGGAAAGTTGGGTAGTCCTTCCATATTTTGTATTATCATTCAAAACATCTAATGAAGCCCCCTGCCCTCTTATGTCAAAAGCAACCGTCATTACTTCCTCTTCTAGAGAGATGAGAAAAGCTTTAGCTGCTTGGGAACTTCTATCGTCTCCTGCTCCGTGAACGAGAAAAGCTACTGGAATACTTCCGTCTAGTTGGATAGTTTTACTAGGTTTGGAAGGGTACCTAACATCAACATAAGCTTTATACCCATCGGAATAAGTTATTACCAACCCTAGATCTTCTGTAACCGGAGCTAAACTTCCTAGCGGCTCATCTAAAACATCGTTTACATACAGTTCAGTTTTAAATTTAGATTTTTTAGTATTAGTAACTAAAAATCTTTCAGAAGGTATGTAAGTCTCAATAGTTATCACAAGAGACCTTTTTAAAACTCTATCTTGTTTATCTCCAAGAATAACACTCGTAGCTTCTTGCCTATCAGTTATAAAAGCTTTTCCTTTTTTATTGAAACTTACAGAAACTTCTAAAGAAGGGTTAAATTTAGCTTCAATTTTTTCTGTAAGTTGATTTAAATCTTCAATAAATTTACTATAAAGATTTATTTTATAATTTAATTTTATAGGTTTTGGAACTTTTGAAATAACTCTTTTATATTCTTGTTTTGCTTTATCAAAGGATGTTTCAAAATTAATAAGAGGGTCATATTTTTGTCTGTCTTTTGATTCTGTCAAGGAATGAAAAGAAAAAGATACTATTGGTAAAGTTAGTGTATTTTTCTCTTGTCGTTTCCCTACAGCCCTTTCGACAGATCCATAGATAAAGGCTACTGAAATCTCTTTTTCTTCAGAAGAAATATATGTTAAATTATCAAATAATTGAGATAATTTTTCTGTATATTCTTTAGTGAAATTAGTAGCATATCCCGAATTTTCTAATTCATCAATTACATTTCTAAAGAAATCAGCGGTTGGACGAATTTCTTCATTAGTAACCATTAGTACATTGTAAAGTAAAGGGGATCTTCAATTTCGTCAATAAGCCTCTGAAGAAGATTAACTTTTTCCTCTTCCCCTGTGCGACGAAGCATTTCTCCGTCCAATTGTGCTCCTCCTGCTGGGGAAGGGAGAGTTCTATATTTCCCTCTGATAGTTCCTAAAATTATTTTGGAGCAGGCTAATGAATATTTTTGAAGCCAATTCAAATAGAAAGGATGTATGGTTTCTGGATTTAAAGCTCTGTAAATTATAATTGCTTCTTCGAATTCTTTCGGAGTAGGATATAGAATAAGATATTTTCCATCCACTATATCCCAGGCCCCTTCGCTGCTTAAAATCTTACGAAGCATTTCTAAGTTTTGCTGAATTAGATAGAACTGACTCATATCCATAGCTCTAAAAATATTAGTATCTTGGAAGTATCTAATAAAGATATCTTCCTCCAGACTTTTAGCACCTGCTAAACTAGGAGCAGTTAGAAGATCTTTTTTATAAACTACGTATTCTAAGTTTTGAGCTACCCAATCAGGTAATTCATATTTATTAACATTAGGAGTAGTAGTAAAAGTTATAATCTGAGTCATCCATTGAGGAGCATGATATTGGAGAGTGGATATAGACTCATCTAAACAGACTTTAATTTGTTGATCTGTAAGCTCTACTCTTACTACTGGGTGACCCATTTGAAGGAGCACATAGTCTCTAATTATTTTATCAAAGTCTGTTAATTCCCCTTCTTCCCCAATTAAATTTCTATTAATTTTAGAAATGTCAAGTCCAAAATTCTCTCTATCAAGAATATACGGACTTCTCGGTTCAGAAAAGGTATCCCCTGCTCTACTCTGAGGTCCTCTCTTTTGTCTTTTCTTTTTGTTGTGCACCATCAGATTTTATTTTATTTTCTTTTTTGGGTTTAACTTGTTTCACAGACTTCTTTTTCACAAAAGTTGAAGCTCTCTTCTTCTTTTGGAGAACGACATCAATTCCCTTTATAATTGGAATTTCTTTTTGAAGTATTTTTTCTTCGAAAGGTCTGAAAACCATTCCAGAGGGCAAATATATTGTTTTATTAGTTCTGTTGACGTATTTCATTTCTACAAGTATATAGACCAAAAAGGTACAGGCGGGAGTCAAAAACTCCCGCCTGTTTATTAAACCTTAATTAAGGTTTACAGTGAGCCGAAGGCAGTTTGGATTTCTGCGAACGGAGTGTGTAGATATCTAGAAGCGTCAGCTCCAACAATTCTAATGACTCTGTAGAACCGGGACTCCGGTGCAATCGCGACTTTGCCGTAGCGAGTCAGAATGCCCTTCCGGGGTTGGAAGGTATCAGGGTCAGTAACAGTTGGCAGCAGTTGCAACGGAATATAAGGAGCGTAAACGTATCCTGCATCCATTGGACTTTCGCCCTTGTATCCGACAAGAATTTCGTCCTCAGGGTAGAGAGGATCGACGTACATGTCATATTTACCCGCAAACTTACCTTTGTAAGCCACTCCTCCCGAGTAAGAGCCGGACTCAATCCCACCTTCAAGTTTAGAAGCGGATTCAAGCATGGCAGCAATCAAGGGAGAGCAGATGAACCAGTTACCAGGACCTCTGTAAGTAGAGGTGTAGATATCGTTCGATGCAAAGTTAAGTGCAGCAAGAATGTTAGAATAAATGTGCCCAACGTGCTGAGGAGCATCTGGCATAGATGTACTAGCTAGATCAATGAAGAACACGTTTTTATCGGTTCCGGCTGGGTTTCCAGCAGGGAGACCAGTATGATCATATTCGTATGAACCCGTTCCTGTGTTTTTCAAGCCCGTGAAGTTATTAGCTCCAGGAAGGCCAAGATTTCCTCTGTCAAATCCCCCGGCAGGAGTGCCGAAGGTGTTACTCACGTCGTAAGCAAGCATTCTCAGATCCTCGATAAGTTCTCTATCGATTTCAACCTCTACCTCTTTAGAAAGGAGATCAGTGAGTTCTCTTTCTAAATCAAGATTGTGGTAAGCCCGAAGGTCTTGGGCAGCTTCGATTGTCCAGAGAGCTCTGAACTTCCGAGTAGCAGCTTCGACCGATTGGGTTTCGATATGGAAATCAATTTCAGGGATGGTTTCATTCTGATGAAGAATATCAGTTCCATTATGGGAACTTACCAGACGCTCACCCAAACGCTCGCCAGCACTAGTGACGAATTGCATAAGGGAAGTAGTGTCAGGATACATCGCCCAATCTCCTCCAACAGTACCTGATGGCGAGAATTGAGTGCCATCAGCTAATTCAGAAGCAGAAGGAGTACCTGAGTCTAAGGATCCAACATTATCTCTAGAACCACCGATACTCCCGTCACCGGGAACAGCACCTCTATAGGTTATTTGGAACTTACTGTAGACATTTTGCAGCGCACCGCTACCTACAGATTGATTTCTATCGTATCCAAGATAGAACACTTGGGATACGGGTCCTTGCATTGGCTGTACGCCAACAATGTTATTTGCGAGTAGTTCGGGGAAAACTCTCCGAACTATTGGAAACGCAAACTTTTGAAAAGTGCCTAACTGACCGACAGTTGTGTCTTCAGTGAGCATTCCAGACTTGGCTTGTTCGTTCAGGATACTACGTGCTTGATTTTCTAGGAGAACAGCAGTAGTTTCCCTACAGTACTGGTCTTTGATACCATCGCCAGAGTCTAGGATAGGTGCCCATTTGTCAGTTAGCGTCTTAACTTGGTTATCTCCTAGCATAATTGTAAACTCCTAATTTGTATTATTAAGTTGTTATCTTAACACTTGTTCAGTAAGTGTTAGCACCTCATTACTGAGGTAAGGGTTATCGTTATCTGCTAACGGATTGTTGATCTTCTCATTAGCGATCACGACAGCTTTTTCTGAGGATTCAAAAGTTTCTTTCATAATTTTATCTTTTTCATCGAGCTCAGCACTTGTCGTGATAAGTTGTTCTTGTAATTCTTCTCTATTTTCTTGAAGCATGTCCACAGATTGATTTATTCTTTTATTTTCGATTACTAGTTCTGTTAATTGCCCTTCTAAAGTAGAGATAGTTTCTTTTTGTTCTTTGATAATATTCTCTTTTTCGGTAAGTTTACTATCAATCATTTCAGTTTCCACGTATTCCGCTACAATACCCATAATTTTATCAAAGTATTGAATAGCTTTAATGTTAGAATCTTCATTAACTAATTCTTTTAAAGCAAGATCTTTAAAAGAATCTATTTTAGTTCTGAACAAAGAAGATACCTTAGATTCAATATCCGCCACTTCGGATCCAACCTGATTCTCAATGTATTGCTCAAGAATGGATGAAATTTCTTTCATACCTTCTTCAGATAATCCCTCGGGAACCAACCTAGCAATTTCTTTTACGGCTTTATTAGACATAGTATTTTCCTGTTCTATACTTATTTATGGCTATTTATTCTTTTTTAAATTTTTTCCTTATTCAAATATTGGAATTTTG